GTGTTGTAACTGGTCTGAATCCACTCACCGGGACTAGAGTCCACGAACGTATCAAAAAACTCAGGCTCCGCCACAATTACTTGTGTAACAACGCCGTCTTGTACTTTTGCAAAATGTGCCATTTAAATTCTCCTTATGCCGTATAAGAACCGGATGATGTGAAGGTTAGTATGGTGTCGTTACCGTTTGTAGTAACAGTTGGACTTCCTGTAGTTATGCCAGAATAGAAAGCTGTAGGTAGGGATAAAATAACTACGCCTGAGCCGCCGTTACCACCCAAAGTTACTTGGGTATTAGCAACACCACCACCACCGCCGCCGCCTCTATTTGCAGTACCATTACCACCATTGACCCCTCCACCGGAGGAACCATTACCGCCGCCGCCTTGCCCAGTACCACCTGTACCGCCACCACCGCCGCCCCCGCCAGCATAAATTACTGCTGAACCTGTAATAGAGTTCGATGTACCTGCGCCGCCGTTACCACCAGTAGTTCCGGAAGAATTACCGCCGACACCGCCAGAACCGCCGCCGCCACCGTTACCCCCGTTAACAGCAGCAACACTTGATGCGTTACCGCCAGCATTGCCTTGCCCAGTTGTACCTGAAGCTCCAGCTTGGAAAGTTGCGTAGTTTTGTCCACCGCCACCGGAACCGCCGCTAGTTGCCGCGTAATCACTTGGAGTACTAAATCGCCCTGCACCAGCGCCACCGCCGATAGTAGTAATTGCAGAAAAAACTGAATTTGAGCCGTTTGCTGACCGAGATACACCGCCGCCAGCGCCACCAGCACCAACGGTCACTGTATATACTGTTTGTCCAGTGGCAAATAAAGAAGTTGTTAAATACCCACCTGCGCCACCGCCGCCGCCGCCTTCAAAGTTAGAAGGAACTTGTGCACCGCCACCGCCACCGCCACCAGCAACTACTAATGCATTTATGGGGTACGCGATAACTCCGAATGGAATCCAAGCGTTATTTTGGTAAACCTCAGAAGACCCGGTAGTACTGTTATAGCGAATCATCCCCGCAGCAGGAGTCCCGGGGCGTTGCGCAGTCGTACCACTGGGTAAATCAAAGTACCCTGTTGAGGTGTTATTTTGGTCTGAAACCGCAGCCGGAGTAATAGCAGTTGCATCAACAAACGTAGCCGCCGTAATGCGAATCTCAATACGGTCACCTGTGCTATATGCACGAGCCGTAGTTGACTCTTGCCCACGTACAACAGTCAACACATCAGTTGAACGAGCCGTACACTTGACAATCTCCAAGTTGTTGGAGGTGTCAATCAGAGTTGCATAAAAATAATCACCAGCGGACAGAGTAGGGAAACGAGCACCTTGCCCGGTGGTCAGCGTAATGCTAGTCGCAGACGAGTTGATACTCGCTGCGAGCGTAGCAAACGCATTATTTGAGAGTTTGATACCCATTCCCGAACTCCTTAGTTAACAGTCACAGTCCAAGTAATACCGAGCGTATCCGCTGCGCCCTTGTTGATGACTGAGAACACAGTACGGCAAAGCAACGTACCAGCAGACGAAGCATTGAACAGACCTGCTTCAGTCACAGCACCAGTGCCAGTACCAGCAGGGAAAGTTGCAACGTAAGCCACGTTGTTGGTAGTCACAGTAGTCGAAGTCAGTGCGACACGACCAAGTTCAGTACCGAGCGTAGTGTCGCCTGCGGCAGCAGCCGTAGTACCAGAACCGATAGCCATGTGTGTCATAGCAGTTGCAGTTGCATCCTTCATGCGCGAAGCAATGAAGTTCTTACCCACGGTAACAACAAGGTTCTTCACCTCTTGCTCGTGTTTGATTTGACCGTTTTCGTCCGTCAGAACAATCTTCAGGTCGCCAGTCATTTTGATGGAATCTTGAAGCATGATTTACTCCTTAGTTAAGTTGGTTCTCATTGAGTCCGTAACCAGCAAACATGTAACTGTACGACTCCGTGCGGATGGTATATACGATACCAGCATTGGGGTCAGTTGTCAGTACAAACTCACCGTTTACGACAGGTTGATGGATGAGATGACTGTTAATCGTACCGGGTACTGGGAAGTACGTAAACTTGTCATCCGACGCAAAAGCAAAATCATATAGGGGCGTAGACTGCCCAAGTATAAGAGTAGTAATTAGGCTGTCAGTAACAGATGCTGTATCTGTTAAAACTTTACTGATAGCAAATGTATTGATTGAGTCTGAGCCAGATACAGAATCAGCCGCTACTTTACCTACATCGACTACCAGTGCGTCAGTAACCCCAGTAGTAGCATCAGTCAGAATCTTAGTTGTACTGAGAGTAGCCGCATCTGTTGCGGATACAGACTCAGTGCGTGCTGTGTCAAATGACTTAGCATCAGAATCCGTAGCCGAAACAGTATCGGTCTTTGGTAGTTCGGGCTGGTTAGAGATAGCGTCTGCGACTGAAGCAGTATCTGTAACGTTTGGACGAGTCAAATCTTTCGCCATGACATCTGTCATGGTTACTGGGTCTGGGTCAGCGTCGGCGTCGGTTACGTCATAGTCAAACTCATACCCCGGCGTTTTGGCAATAAAGTCAGTCATAGTGACTGAATCAGCCAACACTGTGGTGACATCAAACTTATCAACCGCATCAGAAGCAGTCACTGAGTCACTAGGGTTTTTACCTATATCAAAGGTGTTGAGTGCATCTGCACTTGTGACCGTATCGGTCTTACCCAATCCCGGCGCACGGAAAGAATCATCCGTTGCCGCTATGGAGTCAGCAACGTCGGGTCGGGTAAGTTCTTTAGCTGCCGCGTCTGTGATAGACGCACTATCAGCAACAACTTTATCTGCACTAAACGCTGTTACTGCATCGGTTGCAGCAGCAGTATCGGTCAGTGATTTACCAACATCTTTTTGGTTGATTGTATCTGTCGCACCGGACGTAGCATCAGCCAATACTTTGCTGGGAGCATTAGCCACGGAGTCAGATGCAGTAGCTTCATCCGTAAGGGTTTTCCCTACGTCTTTCGTATCTGAGTCTGCAACGGTAATTGGGTCTGGGTCAGCGTCAGGGTCAGTCGGGTCAAAGTCTATGTTGCCATAGAACATGCGGTTGACCGTATCCTCCATCGTTACAGAGTCTGCAAACGACGTATCAAAAGATATTGCTAGGTCTTCAGTAACGGTAGCAATGTCAATAATGACCTGTCCAATATTGAACGAGCGGAAGTCCGACATCTGTACAACTTGATTCTCAAGGACAGACGCTGGAACAGCAAAAGCCGATGCTCGAATAACGGGGGTGGCATGAGCAGTAGCCGTGACTCCGCCAGCCGCAGCAACATTGATAACCACCGAGGAGGTGGTCGCCAACAGTACTTGCGAGACAACGCTGGAGACACGGATGTTTGCCATTAGAAGTTCTCCCTCACTGTAAAGCGTAGGGTGTCATACACAGTCTGAATGTCGCCGTTAAAACTAATCACAATCTCGCCTTCATACATACCGGGGTCTACATCAAGTACCCCACCAGCAAAATTAAACTGCACCTGCCCAGTTGTACCGCCACTGAGTTTAGAACAACTTATGGTCGAAAGAAGTGTAGTCGTACCAGCCTTACGGAACTTTACCTGTATGGTCGTAGTGGACAGAGACAAATCAATAGGCGAGTTCGTAATATCATCAGTCAGCGTCAATACAATGACTGGCCTTTCGTCGCCTTTTACTAAACGGATGACATCGACAGCCATAGTATCCTCACGCTAAGGGGCGCATTTGCACGGACATCGAGGCGCGTGCCGCACCAATGTTCGCCCGTGCTCTACGCTCGGTTAATTTAGAAAGGTACTGCTTAGCGTGGTAAGTCGCTAGTTCGCGGTCGCTCCAGTTTTTGTTGGGCATTACCAGCAAATGTTGCAACGCACCGTGCATGATGACGTTCTCAAGGTCATCAAACACTGCTTTGTCCATACCTGTTGCAGTACGAAGGGGCTTTAACACCACAATCATCTTCAGAGTGTAAGCCGTCAAAGCATCAGGAGATGGAGCAACGACAAAATTATCAGGGTCTAACTGGCAGATATACCTAGGTGTTGACTGTTGGTCAGGGTCAAGGTCAGGCCAGTTGGGGTAGCGGTTGTACAACTGCTCTAAGGTTACAGGCTCAAGAGGCGAACCGTTTACGGCTGCCGTAATAAAAGCGTGCACCTCAGTCTGAAGTGGGTTGTTGTATGGGTACTCATATACCCCGGGGGTCAGTGGCGTATTAGGCTGCTCATATCGCCATGCCAGTGTGCGCTCGCATGACTCAATCGCGGCATCACGAACATGTTGCTCAATGATAGGCTGAGGACACCCCGGCACACTAGGAGCCAAGCGGGTAACAAGGGACATAAATGTGCGAGTACTCATGATGCAATCACTTGGTCTTTAGGTAACCCGGCTTCTTCGGTATCCGTGATTGCCCTAGCCTGTGCGCTGACGCCCAGAGCCTGTGTAAATGACTGTTGGAATAGTTGGGCACGGTTAGAGTTCACATGCTCATTGTCCACAGATTCAGCCAAAAATACAGTCCCATCAACAACTACTGGGAAAAACGCGTCTGGCAGCAGTTCTACGGTCTGCGCACCCGTATAGTTAGGTGGGGTCTGAGAATACTCACCAATCAGTATCTGTGCCGCAGGGGCTTTGGGGTAGATGAAAAACTTGTTGGGATTACGAACATGTCGCATCCAGTTTACAGCGGGGGCTGCGGGGTCATTCATCCAGCCGGGGTAGGTTTGGTCAAGGGTTGTGCGGTCAACTTCAGTTACGCCATCACCATCCTTGATTTGAAAAATTTCAATAATACGGACAGAATCCGCAGGTGGAGATTGCAACACCTGCCCCGCTACACAGGTAATCTCACCGATATAGGCAAAGAGGTCAGGACGCAACACAGCCATCCGCTTAAGCGTTTGGTTGGCAAAGCCTAGCAGCACCGCATCGCTGTAACGCTGCGGGGCATTAAGGTCTTGTAGGAGGCGTCTGGCCTCAGTGACTACATCGTTAAGAATCATTCTGGTAAACCCCTAGAAGCGTCAGCATTAACGTCATCATTTGTATAAACTGGCTCAGCAGGAATCTCCTCAACGGGAGTTTCCAACTTCAGGCCAGACTTACGACCTTTTTGTTTCTTAGGGATAAATTTCTCAGGAAAGGCTTCTTCCTCAGTCACTTCCTCACAAGAAGGGTTTGCTGCCAAAATCTCATTCCACTCATACACAAAACCGTTACGGTCTCTTAGGTATCGCATCCTGCTCTCCTATCTATATCTAGCCGTCTTTGCTGCTATTTTAGCGGGCTGTTTTACAAATTGTTGACCTTTTGCTTTGCCAGCACGCTTCGCTTTTGAAGTCGCAGCATACTCTGCTGGGGTCAACGCCTTTATTGCCTTCTCTGGCAAATATCGTTCGCCAGTCTTACTGGAGGGCTTACCACTCTTGGTACGCCACTTTTGGTCTGTCCAGTCTTTGAGGGATTTCTGAGGTGCTTTCAATCTCTGTACCCCCCGCCAGCGGCCTTGTACTTCTTTGCCACTAACTGTGCCTTACGAGCAGACCATTGTCCAGCGGCTGTACCTTGCACCGCAGCAGCCTTTACTTGCGACACAATACGCTTGCGCAACTCTGGCTTGGTGTAGTTACCAGCCGCGTTGACTTTTGATTTGGTTTTTGTCTTGGCTACCATTTGACTTTATCCGCCCAGTAAGCCGCAGACATCTTGCCCTTGGCAATGTTCTTCGCATGACGCGCTTTGAAACTCTTTTGTCGAGCGGTCGGCTGTCTATCGCCAGTCACGCCCTGCTGCCCAAAACGAATCGTCTTAACATCAGTACCAGACTTTGCCACTACAACGTGACTCTTT